AAGGATGTAGTTAAGATGAAGCTCACTAAAATAAACGAATTGATAGTGCATTTTGCAGAACTATTCGATACTAAAAGCAAATTTCAACCTACTTTTAAAATAGGAAATCAAGAGTTCGGTTTTATTACGAACCTTGAGGATATTACACTTGGCGAATATGTGGATTTAGAAAAGCATTTAAACAATTGGGAGACTTACCATAAAGCAATGGCAGTAATGTATCGACCAATTACAAAGAATTTCAAAGGTAAATATGAAATAATAGACTACAATCCAATGCCTGAAATGCAAGAACTAATGAAGTTTGCACCATTAGACGTTGTATTATCTTCATCGGTTTTTTTTTGGACTTTAGGAAAAGAATTATTGCAGGCTACGATTCACTATTTAACAATGCAGATTCAGATGAATCCGGACTTCAAAGCGACTTTTCAGAACAAACTCAATTTGGAAAACAATGGGGATGGTATCAATCAATATATGGACTCGCTAAGGGAGACATTACAAAATTTGACATTGTCACCGGATACAGACTTACTCAATGTCTTACCTATCTCACCTTTGAAAAGCAGAAAAACGAAATTGAGCAAAGGCAACTTAACAAGCATTTAAATAAAAATAGATGACAAATTACTATAAGGTACTGAATGATTTAAAAGCGCACTTTGACGCTGACGTGATTGTTAATACCATAACTGAAGGTGACATATTTAAAGTAGATTTAGGTAAGCAGACTATATTTCCATTGATTCACATAGTGGTTAATTCTGCAAACTTTGAATCTAACGTTGTGCGTTTTAATGTATCAATTATTGCAATGGATATTGTGGACATTTCTAAAACAGAAGCTACGGATATATTTATAGGTAACGATAACGAGCAAGACGTTTTGCATACACAATTAGCAGTGTTGAATCGTGCGTATGAAATGTTGAGACGAGGTGATATGTACGACGATAATTTTGTAGTAGATGGTAATCCAAGTTGTGAGCCATTTACCGAAAGATTTGAGAATCTACTTGCGGGATGGACAATGACATTCGATGTGTTAGTGCCTAACGAAATGACAATTTGCTAAGATGACTGAGACGCAGAAAGCCTTAATTAAGTTCCGAGATACTATTATCAACGAAGCTAAAGCCAACCTAAAATCAATGGGTAAAGATAGCACTGGAAAACTATCCAAGTCTATTAAGGGACAAGTTAAAAAAATGCCTAACTCGATTAGTATGTACTTTCAAATGGAAGCGTATGGATTCTTTCAAGACCAAGGGGTGAGAGGAGTTGGGGGAGTTAGAAGTACTACAAGTAAATTTAAACGAACAAACAATAAAGGCAAGATTTGGAAGCAGAACGGAGCGGGCAGTCCATTTAGTTTTAAGGTAGGTAATAAACCAAGTCCGAAACATTTTGAACAATGGGCAAGACAAAAAGGATTAAATCCATTTGCGGTAAGTAATGCAGTTTTTCATCAAGGTATTAAGCGCAGTTTATTCTTCACAAAACCATTCGAAAAAGCATTTAAAAACCTACCTGACGCATTGATAACAAAATACGGATTAGATGCCGAGCAATTATTTGATAGTATTATGAAAGAAACACTAACTAAGAAATGAGTAATATATTTGTAAAATCACCTTATATAATTGAGGTAAACGAAATCGGACAAACCGGTAGTTATATCCAATTATTCATTTGGAATGCCAACGATACGCAGCCAAGTTTACCGACTTATCAATTGTCGAAGTCTATTCCGTCAAGTACGAACACGCAAACGACCTACGATATATCGGAGTATGTTCGAGAGTTTATTAAGCATGCTTATTTTAACAATGTATACAACCAAAATAATGCATTCACTCCTTATTTAGAGTATTGTAATGTGGTTGTAAAGCGTTACAAAGTAGTATCAGGATTAAAGAATCTAATTGATACGACTACTTATAAGGCATTTGATGGATATGGCTATTATGAAGATTTGTACAATCCAAATTTAGGTAACTATTTGCTTGATAATAACCGAACATTCTACTATAATTACGATTCAACTGCTAATTTAACTACCGACTTTTTGAAACGTGCGGGTAGCATTACGCTTGATGCTATATTAGGTTACAAGATTGTACGTACAAACCTAAGTACACTCGCAACAACTACATATACAATCACAACTGCTGCGGTTATAGATACGTTTAGAGTTAATTCTGCGTGGCTTGCAGTAGGTAATAAGGTAGAAATATTTAATGCAGCTGATGTATTACAATGGACGGGAACATTTAAGCCTAAAACTGAATGCAGATACGAGCCAGTTGTTGTAGATTTCATTAATAAATTTGGAGGATGGCAACGAGAATTTTTCTTTAAGGCATCGAATACCACAATTAACGTAGAAACTTCCGAGTATAATTTATTGCAAACGAACTTAGTTAGCTATTCTAAATTCGAAGGACAACGCAGAACGTTCAACACTAACGGGAAAGAGACAATTAAATGTAACACAGATTGGGTAACTGAAGATTTTGCTGAGACCATTAAGCAATTGATGCTTTCAGATAGGATTTTAGTTAACGACAGACCGGCTAAAATGAATACAAAAAGTACGGAGTTATTTAAGTCTATTAATACACGAATGATTAACTACGAAATAACATTCGATATTGCAAACGATATAATTAATTCTGTAGTTTAATGAGAGACGTACAAATATATATTGAGGGCAAAAGATTAGAGTTATTTAACGATGAGAAAATCGAGATAAATTCATCGGTTCAAAATATTCAAGATATTGCTAAAGTATTTACGGATTTTAGCCAATCATTTACTGTGCCCGCATCTACAATAAATAACCAAATATTCCAACATTTCTACCAATCGGATGTTAACGCAACTATTGACCACCAAATCCGTAGAGAGGCAAAAATTGAAATTGACTTAACTACATTTAGAACGGGTAAGATTCAAATAGAAAAATCTAACCTTAAAAATGGTAGCGTTGAAAGTTATACGCTTACATTTTACGGAGATATCGTAACGCTATTCGATTTGATAGGTGACGAGAAAATGAATACATTGGATTTGTCTGCCTATTCACATTTATATACTGGTAGTGAAGTACAGAGCAGGGTTACAAGTACGTCGGATTTAGATGTTCGCTATCCTTTAGTATCTTCATTACGACAATGGCAGTACGGAGGTGCAGGAACGGAAGACATTACACAAACTGCACACGCAATCGCATACACCGAGTTATTTCCCGCTATAAAAATTAGTAGATTATTTGAGGCAATAGAAACGAAATACGGGATTGATTTTCAAGGCTTATTCTTAACGGACAAAAGATTTACCGAGTGTTTTATGCACTTGAAAAATAAAGAAACATTTAAATTTAGAACTGCTTTTCAAAGGGTGGATTTAACAAGTACATCTCCGACAAACGATTACTTTGATTTAGTAGAAGATTCGTTGCATATACAAGAGTTAGATACTCAGGTTGGTGTAGCAGCTACTTTTTTTCATATGGTATACGTTTCCATTCCTTACGTTTCGTCAAGTGCTATAACGTACTATATAGATGTATATGAAAATGGAATCTATCAAACAACATTAACACGAAACGGAACTGGAAATAATTTCATTCTTCAATATGCTAATGACGTTGGTTTAGATAAGACAATCACGCTAAATATATCCTCCGATTTTCCTATGACAATTAGAGCAAATATGCAGTATGAAAGAATAACAACTGCAGGGTCTGAATCAATATTTGCATTTGGTGTAAACCAATCCTTAATCGGAACAGTTGATTTATCAGCTACAATGCCTGATATGAAAATAGCTGATTTCATTACGGGAATACTTAAGAAATTTAATCTTACTTGTTATGGGCTTACACCTTATTCATTTCAAGTTGAGCCGTTAGAAGATTGGTATAAGAAAGGCAGAATATTGAATATAACGCCTTATACGGACATTGATTCTGTAGATATTGAGCGCATAAAAGTATATAAAGAGATTGCATTTACGCATGAAGTATCACAGTCATTCCAAAATGTAGAATTTTATGATACATTTGGCAGACAATATGGTGATTTACAGCAATCTTATAACTACGAATCAAGCGAATATCAAGTTAAAGTACCATTTGAGAATCTATTATTTAACAAATTTACCGGTACAAATCTGCAAGTAGGTTATTATTTGGATAAAAGTTATGTTCCGTATATTCCGAAGCCTTCATTGATGTATATTGAGGAAGCAAAAACGTGCAGTTTTAAATTCGACAATGGTTCGACTGTTCCAACATTAACAAGTTATAGACCATTCGGGCAGGATTTAACCTATAACAACTTCAAATGGTCACTTAATTTTGGTGCAGATATTTCAACTTTGTATAATGTAGTAAATCCGAACAGCATTTATAGCGTATATTATTCAGGTTATTTAAACAACTTGTACGCTCGAAAAAATAGAATGTACACGTACAAGACTAAACTACCGATTTCTATTTTAACAAGCCTTAAATTAAATGATAGGCTGATAATTCGAGATAAGCGTTATATCATAAACGAAATGAAATCCGAATTAACAAGCGGTGATGTTACGTTTGTGCTAATATTGGATTTTAGGGCTATGAATGCCATCACAACATCTCCAGTGCCTAAACCAAGTGGAACAATTACAGTACCTATATTAGTGGGAAATCAAGTCACCAAAATAACTATTGATGTGGGTACAACCGGAGTGACTGCTGATAAATATATCGTAACTACGGATGATAAAGTGCTATTTACTTATCCTGAAAACACAAGTGATTTCTTTTTAATAGCTGCAGAAGATAGTTCAACTATTACAAGCGAAGAATTGATAGCATTACGCAGCGAGCAAGGAGGAGGAAAAGTATATCCTATTACGCTTACAACAGAATACGAAAATGGAGATTTAATAGATAACACCTTATATATAATTCAAGAATGATAAAAAATATTATTGCAATGCTACAAATTGGCGAGCATTTAGGCGTATCAGAAAACATCGAAATAGCGAAAGGAAAGTACAAATTTTCGACAAGTATTAAAGCACATTGGAAACAAGCAAGGAGAGAAATAATAATGGCAAAAACAAAAGGCAATGGCGGAAACAAGAGTAATTGAGTTAGAGGTAAAATCAGAAGGTCTTGATGTTTTAAAGTTAAAATTAAAAGATGCCAAAAAAGAAGCGCAAGCAATAGCCAAGCAATTTGGTGAAACATCTGATGAGGCACAAGCAGCAGCGAAAGCAGCGGGATTATTAGAGGATGAAATTGTTAAAGTTCGTGAGGCATCTAAATCTTTAAGGACTCAATTAAAAGAAGCGCAATTACAAGTTGCTGTATTATCTGATAAGTTTGGAGCGACATCTAAAGAGGCTGCAGCTGCTGCAAAGGCGGCAGGTATTCTTAAAGATAAAATAGCCGATGCAAAAGACTTGACAGATGCCTTTAATCCTGATGCTAAATTTAATTCATTATCTCGTTCAATCGGTGGTGTATTAAATGGATTCCAAGCGTACGAGGGTGCAATGGGATTAATCGGTGTTGAGTCCGAAGATTTGCAGAAAACCTTATTAAAGGTACAATCCGCAATGGCATTGTCGCAAGGTATTCAAGGTGCATTGGAGGCAAAGGATTCATTTGTTCAATTAGGTGCGGTTGTTAAAACTGCATTTACCGGAATGACTGCTGCAAGTAAAGCGTTTATGGTTGGTGGAATCGGACTTTTAATCACTGGAGTTGGTTTACTTGTTGCTAATTGGGAGTCAGTTAGTCAGGCATTAGGAGCGGCAACAGATGCGCAAAGATTAAATAGCAAGGTTATCGCAGATGCTACAACTGCCATAAGCAAAGAGGTAAACGCTGCCGATGCTTTAAGTAATTCCTTGAAAGATGAAACATTAAATCGTGCGGAAAAAGTAAGATTAATAAAGGAATTTCAAGCAGATTATCCTGGCTTGTTGCGAAATGTTAATTTAGAAAAGGATTCTATTAAAAGTATAAACGAGCAATTAGGCGACAATATAAAATTACTTCAATTACAAGCCGAAGCAAAGGCACTTGCTGCAATTCGTGAGGAAACATATACAAAGAAATCACAATTACAATTACAACTTCAAACCGAAGCAATAGAAAATGCAGGTACTGCTACATTTAATTATGGTGAAAGTGCTGCAAATGGTTTTTTAGGATTTAGTACAGGTGCTGAAAATGCAGCAAACGCAACCAAGAAATTAGGTGACTTTCAAAATAGTTCTACTAAATCTTTAGAGAAGCAAATTAAATCCATTGATGACTCGGAAAAATCTTTAAATAAAAAGATTGATGCATTAAAGAAAACTGGAGCAGCAACTGGAGAATTAACAGATGCTGAAAAGAAAGCGGAAGAGGCAGCGACTAAATTAGCGGAAGAAAGAGCAGAAAAAAGAAAGTCTGAATTAGAACAATTAAAGCAATTTATAAAAGATGCAACAAAAGCAAATTTAGACGCTGCAAAATCTGACCAACAAGTTGAGTTAGATAATATTGATTTAAAGTATAAAGCACAAATTGAACTTGCGATAAAATATGGCAAAGATACTACTCAATTAATTGAAGCACAAAAAAATGAGCAAAATTTAGTTAATACAAAATATGCACAAATTGAAATAGATTTAGAGCAAGATAAACAAGATAAACTTGATGCAAAAACAGCATCTCAAAAATTAAAATTACAAGAATTAACATTTAATGAGCAGCAACAATTAACAGAAAAGTACGCACAAGAACAATTATTATACGCTGATAACGAGGCTATTTTATTAGCGTTAAAGGATAAGTATATTAAAGATTCAGAAGCTATACAAAAGGCAGCTAATGATAAGGAATTAGCAGATGCAAGAGCAGTAGCAGAACAAAAGGCAGCTATTCAAACGCAAGGTTTAGATGTTGCATTACAAGGTGTACAATTAATTAAGGGAGTATTTGAGCAACAGAAAGGAATACAAAAAGCGGCAGTTATTGCAGAAAGTGCAATAGGTATAGCTAAAATGATTATCGCTAATAAACTCGCAAACGTAGCGGCATTAGCAACACCACAAGCAATTGCTACAAGTGGAGCGGCTGCAGTACCTGTAATTGCTTTGAATAATATTTCAACCGGTATTGGAATAGCGGCAAATATTGCAGCTACCGGAAAGGCATTAAAAACATTGGGCGGTGGAACTGCTCCTACTGCACCTTCTACTGGCGGTGGTGGCGGCGGTGCAGGCGGTGTTACTGCGCCAAACTTTAACATTGTAGGTAATTCAGGAATAAACCAACTCGCTGAACTTGGCGGACAACCAATACAAGCATATGTAGTAAGTGGTGAGGTAACTTCCGCACAGGCGTTAGACAGAAATCGAATACAAAATGCAAGTTTTTAACTTATAGAAATATGGAGCAAAGACAATTAGTAGAATTAATCATTGATGAGAAAAGCGAAACAGATGAAGTATTTGCTATTTCAGTTGTAAATAAACCGGCTATCGAATCGGATTTTATCGCATTATCGGAAGAGGTTGTGGAATTGAAAGTAATCGATGAAGAGAAAAAAGTGCTTATGGGTGCTGCGTTGATTCCAAACAAGAAGATACCGAGATTAGATAAGAATGATAAGGTATACGATATTTGGTTTTCGGAAGCTACAATCGAAAAAGCAAGTCAATTATTTTTAATGCGTAACTATCAAAATGAGGTAACGATGGAACATAACCACAAATTGAAAGATATGTCAGTTGTGGAATCGTGGATCATTGAAGATGCTGATATGGACAAATCTAAATTGTACGGCTTTTCGTTTCCAAAAGGTACTTGGATGGTAGCTATGAAAGTAGATAACGAAGATGTTTGGAATGATGTTAAGGCGGGTAAAATTAAAGGCTATTCAATTGAGGGCAGATTTTCGGATAGTATGGATTTAAAAGCAATAGAAGAGGAAAACGAGTTAATAGAAAAAATTAAACAAATTTTAAACAATGGCAAAAAATAAGACTTTAAGTAAGACAAGCCCTAAAGGCGGTAAGCGTGGTTGCTTATGTGAGAACGGAACATACAATTCTAAATGTTGCGATGGAACATTACAAGCGCAAGGAATTGGAAGTGGTATTTCTGCAACTGTAAACAATGTTGTTAGAACAAGTAGCACAAGAGTTATAACAAATAATTAAGCAAAAAACTAAAACAAAATATAAACAATTTAATTATAGTAATATGAACATTATAAATCAAATTAAAACACTCCTTAATATGGAAGTAAAATTAGAGCAAATGAAGCTCGCTGATGGAATGACAGTTTTAGAGGCTGATTCATTCGCACCTGAAATGGAAGTTTTCGTAGTTACTGAAGACGAGCAAAAGATTCCTGTACCAATCGGTGAATACGAAATGGAAGATGGTAGAATCTTAATTGTAATGACTGAAGGTCTTATTGCTGAAATTAAGGAAATGGAAGCAGAAGTTGAAGCACCTGAAACTGAAGTTGAAGTAGAGGTAGTTGCTGAAGTTGAAGCACCATCCGTTTCTGCAACACCAAAAAAGACTATTGAATCTGTAACGAAAGAATCTTTCTTTTCGGAAATCGAAGCACTAAGAGCAGAAATCACAGAATTAAAAGCATTAGTAGAAAAATCCAAAGTTGAAGAAGTTGTAGAACTTGCTGAAACTCCTAAACCAATTTCGTTTAATCCTGAAAACACTACACCGGTAGAGGTAACGAGATATGCAAATGGACGCTCACGTTCTGTAATGGATTCGATATACGAAAAATTAAATAAATAATATAAATAATAAACTAAAAAAATTAAATTATGCCAACTACAGTTAATGTAAGTACCAGTTATGCTGGTGAGTTTGCGGGGAAATACATCGCTGCTGCTCTTTTGTCCGCTCCAACTTTAGACAAGAATGGAGTTACAATTTTACCAAACGTAAAATACAAGCAAGTTGTTAAGAAAGTAGCATCTGATGCTAACTTGATTAAAGATGCTTCATGTGATTTCACGCCAACGGGAACAGTTTCTTTAACAGAAAGAATACTACAACCAAAAGAATTGCAAGTAAATCTTAACCTTTGTAAGACTTCATTTGAATCAGATTGGTCTGCAATCGAAATGGGTTATTCTGCATTCGATGTATTGCCAAAAACATTCGCTGATTTCTTAATCGCACACGTTTCTGAAAAAGTTGCTGCTGCTACTGAGACTTCAATTTGGACGGGTGTAGGTGCTACTTCAGGACAATTTGCTGGATTTGGTTCAATTGTTTCTACAGATGCTTTATTGCCGGCTGCTCAAGAAGTTGCGGGAACAACAGTTACTGCTGCTAACGTAATTACTGAATTAGGTAAAATCGTTGATGCTATTCCACAAACAGTTTACGGAAAAGAAGACCTTAAAATTTATGTTGCTCCAAACATCGCTCGTGCTTATGTTCGTGCGCTTGGAGGGTTCTCGGTAGCTGCTACTTCAAATTCAGGTACAAATGCATTGGGTACACAATGGTATACTAACGGAGATTTGACTTTCGATGGTGTTGCTTTGTTTGTTGTTAATGGTCTTGCTGCTAATACTGCTATTTGCGCTCAAACTGCTAACCTATACTTCGGCACCGGATTAATGAGTGACATGGCAGAAGTTCAGGTAATTGACACCTCATCCACATTAGGGGACAAAAACGTAAGAGTAATCATGCGTTACACTGCGGGTGTACAAATTGGAGCAATCGAAGACGTAGTAACATACGGAATTCCTAACGCTGCAAACTAATTAATTAATTTATAAACTTTAAGGGGATTGGAGTAGTCCTTTCCCCTTTTTTAATACTTAAAAATATATGAGTTGCGAAATTACAAATGGTCGATTAGAAGCGTGTAAAGATTCTATCTCCGGCTTAATGAATATCTATTTCATAAATTATGGTGATTTAGATACACAAGGCATAACATACGGAACAGCTGGTGATTCTGATGTTATCGAAACTTGGGAGCCTGCATCCACTTTGTCTTTATATAAATATGAATTGAAAGGCGCAAACGGATTTGAACAAACAATCCAAACGTCAAGAGACAACGGAACCACTTTCTTTGAGCAAGTTTTAACAGTTCAATTAAAAAACCAAACTATTGCTACACATAAGAACGTAAAAATGTTGGCTTATGGTCGTCCTCGTATTGTTGTTGAAACAAGAATGCACCAATTCTTTTTAGTAGGAGTTGACCAAGGAGCAGACGTTACTGCAGGTACTGTTTCTTCAGGTACTGCAATGGGTGATTTTAATGGTTATAACTTGACATTTACTGCAATGGAGCAAGTTCCTGCTAACTTCTTGGATTGTGCAAATGAAGCTGGATTGAAAACTTTGTTTGCTGCTGGTGCGGTTGATGCTGTAGTTGTTACTGCTTAATCTTTAAAAAATACATTTCTCTAATTAAGGCGGCTATTATAGTCGCCTTTTTTTATTTACAAAACAAAATAACCAAAAGTTAATTATGTATATATATGGTAATTCTAACAACCAATAATGTAAATCAACAAGTGTTTCGCTTCATTCCAAGAAGTAGAACTTTTGATAGCGTTAAAATAACGGATGAGCAAACCAATGTTACTACTATAATTAACGCATACACATTTGAAGCGGGCGATTATTGGTGTCGTTTATCAGCTATATTTAACCTTAAAGAAAACCATTTCTACACAATTGAAATAAAGGATGGTTCAACAATAATTTTCAGAGATAAGATATTTTGTACCGACCAAAGTACATCAAGTTTTTCTGTAAACAATGCACAATATACAAGCAACTCAACACAAAATACATTCATAGTTTATGAGTAATGTTCACATATTAAATTTAGCGGCTTATTCTACACCTACTATTCAAGAATCGAAGCGAGATGCTTGGGTTGAATACGGAGAAGATAATAATTATTATCAATTTCTTATAGATAGATATACGAATTCCACAACGAATAACGCAATAATAAACAACATTTCACGCTTAATATACGGACGTGGATTAAGTGCGTTAGATGCGTCGAGAAAGCCAAACGAATACGCGCAAATGATGGCTTTGTTTAACAAAGATTGTGTGCGTAAAATCTGTATGGATAGAAAAATGTTAGGACAATTTGCTATTCAGGTGCATTATTCTAAAGACCATTCAAAGATTCTAAAGGCTTATCACATTCCAACTAACTTAATTCGTGCGGAAAAGTGCAATGAAGATGGAAATATTGAAGGATATTATTATTCTGACGATTGGACTGATGTAAAGAAATTCAAACCACAAAGATACTCAGCATTTGGCACATCAAAAGATGAGGTAGAAATATTATTTTCTAAACCTTATGCAGTTGGAATGAAATATTACAGCTATCCTGACTATCAAGGTAGTTTGCCTTATTCAATGTTGGAAGAGGAAATTGCGGATTACTTGATTAACGATGTAAAAAATCATTTTTCAGGACGTATAGTCGTAAATTTTAACAATGGAGTACCAACCGAAGAGCAACAA